GTCGGCTTCCACATCTGGGCTGCCTATAGCTACTCGCCTAATGCGACGTGGTCCAACCTTGTCGAGGAGTTTTTGGACTCCAAGAACGACGCCGAACAACTGAAGACATGGATTAACACCACTCTTGGTGAGGTGTGGGAGGACGAGTACGCCTCCAAGGTGGGAGCCGATGCGCTGATGGAGCGTGCCTCTACCGAGAAGTACAAGCAAGGCGTACCGCCGATCGAGGCTTTGGCGTTGACCGTTGGCTGCGACGTCCAGGACGACCGCCTATCAATGTCGGTGTGGGCGTGGGGCCGCGAAGAGGAAGGTTGGCTTATCGACCGGATCAAGATTTATGGCGCGCCTTCACGCCCCGAGGTCTGGAAGCAGCTGGACGAGGTGCTGCAGAAGCCCTACATCAACGAGGCAGGCGAAGAGATGAAGATTATGGTGTGCGCCATCGACTCCGGCGGCCACCACACGCAAGAGGTTTACCAGTACAGCCGTGAACGCGCCCATTTGGGCGTGATCGCGATCAAGGGTGTGGGTCAGAAGGGCAAGCCCGTACTGGGCAAATCAAGCAAGGTTGACATCAACTTCAACGGCAGGGCCTTGAAGAAAGGCGCACAGCTGTTTCCTGTGGGCGTGGATGGCGTCAAGTCTTTGCTGTTTGGCCGGCTCAAGCACAACGACCCTGGTGCGGGCTACCTCCATTTCTTCCCGACGATCACTCCTGACTACTTCCAGGAGCTGACAGCGGAACGCCAGGTCCTGCGATTTAGGAATGGCTTCCCCGAGCGCGTATGGGTTAAGAAGAGCCAGAGTCCAAACGAGGCGCTCGACGAGCTGAACTATGCATACGCCAGCTTGCATCGGCTGTATCAAAAATATGACCGCAGAAGTATATGGGACCAATTAGAACGCCGAAATGAACCTAAACAAAAGGCGGCGCTAGGATCGAACCAGCAAAACGCGCCAAAACGCGCCAATTTCGTAAAGAGCTGGTGAGGCCGTGAACATCCCAACGACGATCCGAGCCGGCGATACGGTCAAGTGGCGCGACGACGCTTCAACTGATGTATTTGGCAACGAAGTAACCAGCTCGGATTGGACGCTGAAGTACTACTTGCGCACCAATACTGCTTCCGAAGGCGCGACTTCTACTGGTTCCGCCTATGGCACGGGCTGGGAATTCACGCTTGCTGCGTCTACAACCGCCAATTTCGACGCAGGAAATTGGTACTGGACCGCTGTTGCGACTAAGGACAGCGAAGTCATCACACTGGGCAATGGCGGCCTGACCGTCGAAGCATCGCTTACGTATAGCGGCACACCTAGTGCGTATGACGGCCGCACTCAAGCCCAGAAAGATCTGGACGCTGTTCAAGCAGCAATTCGCGCAATTGTTGATGGTGGCGTAGTTCAGGAATACCGGATTGGCACCCGTAATCTGAAGAAGTACGACCTACCTGATCTGATTCAGCTTGAAGGCAAACTGAAGGCTGAAGTCAAGCGCGAACAGCAAGCCGAGCTCATTGCTAATGGCTTGGGCAACCCGCGCAACATGTTCGTCCGCTTCAACGCCTAAGCCATGGGACTCCGCACTCGCGTTAGCAACTTCTTGGGCTTTGGGCGTCAGCAGCCCCAGCCGGCACCACGCCGCCGCTCCTACCAGGGAGCACTGATCTCGCGCCTTACTAACGATTGGTTGGCGACTCAGACCAGCGCCGACGCTGAGATTCGCACCAGCCTGCGCAAGTTGCGCGACCGCTCTCGCGAGATGGTCCGCAACAACCCTTATGCGCGGCAGGCCAAGCGGACCACCCAAATCAACGTTGTCGGCACCGGCATCAAGCTTCAGTCCCAGGTTCAACAGGTCCGGGGCACCAAGCGTGACGACCGCATTAACAATCTGATCGAGTCCAAATGGGAAGTTTGGACGCGGGCTGAAAACTGCGATGTAAGTGGCCGTTACAGCTTTCACCAGCTTGAGTGGCTTGCTGCTGGCGCGTTGCCCGAGTCCGGCGAGGCAATTTTCCGTATTGTTCGCCGTCCATTCGGCAACTCGAAGGTGCCCTTAGCGCTTCAGCTGCTTGAGAGCGACCTGCTCGACGAGGAGTACCAAGGTGGAACGCTTGCCAAGACGAATGAGTGGCGCAACGGCGTTGAGGTAAACGAGTGGGGCCGCCCGGTGCGGTACGCCTTTCTTACTCGCCATCCTGGCGACTACTGGTTCCAGAACGCCCCTCAGCGCAACGACAAGCACGTTTTTATCCCTGCTGCGGACGTAATCCACTTGTTTATGCCTGAGCGCCCGGGTCAAAACCGTGGCGTGCCCTGGTTCCACAGCGTTATGTCTGACGCTCACCAGCTGCAGGGTTACGAGGAGGCTGCCGTAGTCCGCGCCCGTGTTGGCGCCTCGATTATGGGCTTCATCACTAATAACGAGGGTGAGCTGATTGCGGACGACGTTGAAAACAAGCAGCGCGTAAGTGACTTTGAACCTGGTACGTATAAGTACCTGAGCCCTGGCGAATCCGTCACGGTTCCGAACATCAGCTCGCCTGACCAGCAGTTTGAGATGTTTGTCAAAAACAAGGTTCGCCGCTTTGCATCGGGCTTTGGCTGCTCCTACGAGACACTTAGCCGCGATTTCAGCGACACTAATTACTCCAGTTCACGCTTGAGCCTGCTTGAGGATCGGGAACACTGGCGCGTGGTTCAGAACTACCTGATCGAGAACTTCCACATGCGGATCTTCCGTGAGTGGCTCGGCCTTGCAGTGCTTAGCGGTGAGCTTCCCTTTGCGGACTACGAGGCTCGTCCTGAGCGCTACGAGACGCCTCGTTGGATGGCTCGCGGCTGGAGCTGGGTTGACCCTCTCAAGGAGGTCAAGGCCTACCGAGAGGCCGAGCAGGCGGGCTACATGACGAAAGCACAGATCATCGCCTACACCGGCGGCGATTACGACGACAACGTCACAGAACTGGCTCGCGAGCAAGAGCTTGCGCAGTCCACCGGGGTCACGCTTGACAAGGACATTCTCGATGCGGCTCCGGCTGTACCGGACGTTACTGCTGAGCCCGAGGGCACTCCTCCTGCCCGCTCTAAGTCAACAAGTCGCAGGAAGAAAGCCTAAAAAACTTCGCCGATAGACTTGTGGCAGCCTTAGCTAAATCTCGTGGAAGAAGCAATCGGCTTATTTAAGTTGGATGCTAATTCCACGGAATTAGGCGAGCGTCCTTACCCAAACGAACACGCAGCTCGTTTGCGTGACCCTTCTCAATATGACCGCTTCCGGCGGGATAATGATCGGGGTGGTGCGGGTGTCGACTTCATCTTCGGTATCAAGGACGGAACTGCCGAGCTGCAAGCGATTCGTTTGAAGCTCAGTCGTTTCACCGCAGCCGAAGCACGCGAGTGGCTCAGGGACAACGGCTACGAGCCACTCGAATTTGAACCAGCTACCAACGAGAAAGCTATGGATGCTGAACTTCAGCGTGCAGAGCCGGATCAGTTGAAGGTTGGCGACTACGTGTCTTGGAATAGCTCGGGTGGCACAGCCCGTGGCCAGATCGAGCGCGTGGAACGCGACGGGAGCATTGATGTTCCCGATAGCACCTTCACGGTCAACGGCACTGCAGAAGATCCTGCGGCTCTAATCGCAGTCTTCCGGCCCGAGTCAGATGGCGAGGGCTACATGAAAACCGACACCCGCGTCGGCCACCGCTTCAGCACCTTGAGCAAGATCGCGCCTTTGCGCTCTCTTGAAATCGAGGAGCCTGCTGAGGTTCAAGAGGTGGTCGAAGAAGCCCCTGAAACTTCAGTGCGCGACATTGAGGGTGGCAAGTACACCCGTACCGAGGCCACCGAGTTTCGCAGCATTAAGGAGCGGACTTTCGAGTTCCCCTTCAGCTCTGAATACCCCGTGGCCCGCTACTTCGGCAACGAAGTGCTTAGCCACGACGAGCAGGCTGCAGACCTTAGCCGTCTGAACGATGGCGCACCTCTGCTGTTCAACCACAATCCCGACAAGGTCGTGGGCGTGGTGGAGCGTGCTTGGGTGGACGGCGAGAAGAAGCGCGGCTACGCAAAAGTGCGTTTTTCGCGTAACAAGTTCGCCCAAGAAGTTCTTGACGACGTCAAGGACGGAATCCTGCGTGGGATCAGCTTCGGCTACGCCATCAATCAGATGGAAGAGCGGGAAGGTGATTTTGTCGCGACCAGCTGGGCACCTCACGAAGTTTCGGTTGTAAGTATTCCGGCGGATCCCACAATTGGGATCGGCCGTTCATTACTTTCCCCGGAGCCGATTATGGATGAGGTCTTGCAAGTCACTGAGCCTAGTATTAGTGACGAAGTAGCTTCTCCCGCTGCACAAGTAGTGGAAGAAGAAACGACACGCCAAGCGGCCGACACCGCATCTATCCCCATTCCTGCAATGGAAGAAAACACCCCCGACTTG